GAAGCATACTTCTTCACGTCTGATGCAGTTCTTGGAAAAGCAATTTCTTCTGGAGAAAGTTTTTTGAAATCTTTTCTACATTGATCAATGAATGAGATTACATCATCTTCTGTTTGGGTAAGAATAATCTTTAATGCATCCTTGATCATCTTACGACAGGGAGCAGGAGTAGAGGATTTAACAGCCTCAAGTCCCATAATTTTCAATTTAGGATCTTCATAACGAACACCTTCACTGTCCCATACGTTAAGAATGTATCTCTTCTTCGCAGTCCAAATACCACGATCAGCGATATTCTCACGCTTCATGAACATTTTCTGTTCATACGCCGAAACATAATCCGCAAGATTCTGATAAGACTGATCGATGAATGGTTCCAACTTGTCTTCGCAGATCTTATCAAGTATCCCCACAACTTTTGTTTTATCGTCAGAGATATTACTAAAAAATTTAGTAACAAGAGGTCCAAGATTAAGATAGATTGAATCGGTGTCGGATGCAATAACATAATCCTCACCCTCAGTTTGAAGTAGTTTATTTAGATATCCATTCATCCTCATCTCAATCCAACGAATTGATACCTGACCAGACAAAGTGATTGCTTCTGCATTTGCTAGTTTGTAATACCTGAAGTATTGATTACCAATAGCACCATAAGCAGAGTTAAGAGAAATCTTCTTCGCCATCTGAATGTTGTTGCATCTAGAGATTTCTTTCTCAAGTGCAACAGTAGGCGTCTTCTCATACTGCTGTTTGGCTGCAAGCATTTTCTTCTTGAAGACAACACGATCTCCATACATCTTCTCCATCAACTCAGGCAGGAACCCCTTTACATCCTTACGATACATAGCACCGTTAGCACAGATTGCATTATCCTTATATAATTCAAATGCAATCTCTTCATTCAAAATCTTATCTACATTGACTGTGGGATGTCTTTCATCCAGAAGAGTTTCTGGAGAGATGTTGTATTGCATAATAAGATGAGGGTAGAGACTGTTAAGGTCAAAACTAACAACCCAATCATAAACTCCCGGAATAGGTTCTTTAACATAGGCTCCTGCATACTTGTCGTTTTTATCAGAACGTTCTTTCGGTGGAATAACCACGTCCTTGTCCTTCAAATAATTATATATGATATTGTCCCACATCCGTACCTGATAGAACACATCGTTATAATTTACCTTTGCCTCATAAGCCATAGTCACAGCAAGTTCAATGAGTTTCATCTTGCCTTCCAAGCGGTCTACAAGTTCAACGTCAATGATGTTGTACTCTACAAACTTCTGCCAGTTACCAGTATAGAAATCTTTAAACGTATCAAACTCGGAGTGATCAAGTTTCTTCTGTCCAAGTTCTACGTTAGCAATATGATCCAGTCGATAGGATTCCTGTGCTTTATAAGTAAACTTCTTATACAAATCCATGTAGTCTAGTTGAGAGAGACCGCCTACTTCAAATGCGATATTCTTTCTCCCCATAATATAAACTTCCTGCTGCTTCACAAGACCCCAAGGAGAGAACTTCTTCATAGCTTTCTCACCAAGGACTCTATTGATTCGTCCACAGATATATGGGATATCATATAGTTGCACATTCCAACCAGTGATGATATCTGGATAGTTGTGCTCCCACCAATCCAAGAATTTATTGAGCATAGTATATTCATCACCACAGTAAATGTAGTTGACGTTCTCTTGACTATTCTTGAAAGGTTTTACACCCCACACAATAATCTTTTTTGTATTGTAATCTTGAATAGCAATCGTTAGCATCTCTTCTGCAACAGATTCCGTATCTGGAAATCCATATTCGGCAGAGACCTCAATATCAATCGTAAGCAGTTTAATTTTAGATATATCAAATTTTATTTCTTTCTCAGGATACATCTCAGAAATATACTGGCTCACATACCGATCATTTCCATAGATCTTAAATCCTTCAACTTCTTTATACTTCTCACAAAATTCCCTACAATCACGAACAGTTCCTGGTTTAATTGGTTCTACACACTCACCTTCAAGAGTTTTATATCGAGTTTCTTTTTTAGAAGGAACGTACAAGGTAGGATTGAAGTCATCCTTGTACATTACCCTCTGACCATTTTCATATCCTCGGACTAGGAATTTACTCCCGATCATCTGGACGTTAGTGTAGAATTTCATTTGTTACGTTTAGATGACGAATAGACATTTCAAATTTTTTGTTTCCGATCTCACCAAGATCAACTTTCTTACCCGTGTAAGTCTCGTAAGAAATTAAAAACAATGTATAAAGGTGCCAGTGTACGGGAGGAATGTACTGAGGAGACAGACATAGATGCATATGATCAAAATGATAATCCATTATATCATACTCCTCTTTTGTCGTAACACGCATTTTGGGTATGAGCCCCTGATAGTATTTTAAATCATTATCATCTAAATCAGCGATAGCGTGCTCATTGGTAATCCACGTATAAGATTTAACTCTATTTTGAGTTCTTAGATAAGCAATCCAATTACCTTCATCAACATCGTGAGAGTTTTTAATATGATGATAGTCATGCTTATTGCCTTTAACGGAACGAGTTTTATCTGGATATAAATCTGGATGAATCATATCACCATGATATAAAACGTCATGATGATGATCTACATTGATAATTTCTAAATCCGTCTTATCCCCAATACTATAAAGGATGTTATCATGATCATATGCAAAACTCACTTCTGTTCCTGCATGAAGACACTTATTGAATAACTTGAACAGATAAAAAAGATGCCCTTTATCAAAGGGCAAATCATTCTCTTTTATACCCTCAGTATTAAATCTGAAAAAGTTACTCCATCGAGATGACGCATTATCATTCCAATAAGAGTTTTCATATTTTTTAATGCTGGGACCCATGATGTAGTCCAAGTCAATACTTAAAATTCTCATTTAACCAAAGAGTTGTATTTTTCGGAGAGTTCTTCGGTGGGATCTGCAATAGTCAAGATTTTATCAGAACTAATCATATAGATTGACTGTTCACTTACATCAACCATCCAAGGAGATAAAGTTGAATCAGATATGTTCAAACGATATGGATTAATTAGTCTACAATCTGGTTCACCAATTTCGGCACCTACTTCTTCAATCTTTGCAAGAAGAATTACATTATTAGTTAGCAATATAACTTTCATTCTTCATCTCCTTCTGCTGGTTCATCAATCTCGGATGTAAACTCTTTTGGTTCATCAGCCTCAAAAGTATGACTCTCGTCAAGACTTAAATCTGCTTCGGATGCACTGACGATATCCCTATCATAAAGTTCCAACACCTTATTGATAGGAGTAAGCATAGAAACAACATAATCCGCTGGGATAGGAATGTTTAAATCTTTTGCTAGAGGAATCCAGGGAACCATCCTCACACGAAAATTATCATCATTATCAGAATCTATTTCTAGATCTACCAAGCATGGTCTGTTCAAGATATACCCAATTACTCTTGCATCTGCTCCTGGACCACTCATCCATTCTTTAATTCCGCAAATAATTTGTTCACCCTCACGGGTCACAACTAGTCTAATGGTCATGATTATCTAAAAATAATTTTTACTTTTGCTGGTTCTACATGAGCATGGCGTCTACGAATACGAGTGCAACTCGCAATAGGAAGAATTTTTCTTTCGGTGTACCATCCCCATTCATCATATTTAGTGATGTACTTGATCTTTCTGCAACGCCTCCAATCGCTCCTTACCATCACATTATCTGATGGATATGTATAGGTATGACCTTTTGAGATGAACCTAGGATGAGCGATAGCAGGAGTAGATACAAGGAGTGCTGCTGCAGCAATTAGGAATGACTTCATGGCGGAATGTCCTTAATGAACTTATTATAGAATAAAAAAAGAGGGGCGTCAACTGGATTGTGCCAGTTACCCCTCCGTCTGCGACGACGATATTCAATACTATTTATAGAAAATCTTTACGTTTATGTGCATCAGGAACTTTTTTACCGAGTTCAACACTTAAAAGCCCATCTTCAAAAGTAACTGATCCCACTGACGTGTCTTCGCTAAGTGTCCACGAACGTGAAAAACTCCGTTGAGCCACACCCTTGTGTACATAGTGGGTTTCCGTTTCTTTATCTTCTTTCTGACCTTCGATAAAGAGTTTACCATCCTGTGTGTAGACATAGACTTCCTTCTTTTTAAATCCTGCTAATGCAATCTCTAATCGAGATGTAACGCTATTTACAGTCACAAGGTTGTAGGGCGGATAATTTGATGTAGTTTCATGTAGGGTGAAGATCCTATCGAAGTAATCTTCCATACCGATACTGTTCCGAGTGATACGATCCAACAGCTGATTAATGTTGGCTGCATTGTACCTTGTTAGGTCTCCCATTTGATAGCTCCTTTGATAAGCGAGTTTGTATTGTGTGGACCCCGAAGGCATCCACATATATTTATAGCACAAAATACAAAAAAGTGGGTGTGGAAAACTCTACATTTATAAATATATTTGACTTCACAGACAGTGAAGCAAAGATCACAACAGACCTCAAGGAGGAAGCACCATGGCAATGAACCCATACGAAATGCGCTGGGATTTTTTAAGAGAAGCGCAATCAAGATTAGAGAGCAAACTGAGTTCGGACAAAGAAGCTTGGTATCAGCGAAAAGAGTTACTAGAAAACGCTGGTCAAGTATTAGACACAAGTTTAGATCCGTTTCCTACATACCCCACTGCTGAGCAAATTCACGCAGTAGCAGAGGAGATGAGGTCTTTTGTTGAAAAAACAAACGGATGATTCATCATGATATACTCTGATTTGACTAAACTTCAAGTTCTTTTTGAAGACAAAAAAAATGCAAAACTAGCATTAAGATTACTAGAGAAGTTGGCAAAAAAGAAAGAATAAAAATAGTAGCACAGATATAAAAAAACGGGGTGTTGAACCCCGTATGTTTTTATTCGGTTATCACTTAACGATACGATTGTTATCGTCAGCATTTTCACCAGTTTTAATCTGTGGGAAGAATCCGACACGATTAACAGGTAGTTGCTTGTCGTTCATAAACATATACTCTGCAATAGACCAGAGGATTTTACGCAGCTCTTCCCACTTTTCAGATTGAAGAGTGCGTTGAGACAAAATATATTCTTCACAATCACCCTTGTTTTCAAAGTGCTGTACGATGTTCTGAACTTCACGTTCCGCAAGAGTATCACCACTTTCATAATACTGCTTAAACAAAGAATATACACGATCCTGGAAATAGTGGTATGGGAAGCAATAATCAACTTCGATTTCATCAACACACTTATCACTCAACCACTCACGACACTCATTGTCGCGCCAAGAGATAGTCTTGGTAGGTACATCTTCTTCCTTCAGCACACGACGAACTACTTCGTTCTTGTCTGCTGTAGGCATATTAACAGCAGATTCATACACAAATTCACGAATTGCAAGTTCTTCTTTTTGAAGATCACCACTTCTAATAAGTGCAGAGCAAGTGGTAACAAGATCACCGACAGTATTCACTCCTTGTGGAAGTTCATCATTCTCTTGATGCAACCAAACATAGCGGTTGTACTCAGCAGTATGTCCTCCTGCATCAATAAAACGAACAATATCAAACACTGCACCTTCAGTGTAATTATTCAATTTGTCTGCTTTATATCTGGTAATACCGTTTTCTGCCTTATAGAAGTAAGTCTTATCATCTACAACGATGACGCAAGAACTTACAGCAGGCAAAGGAGCTGTAGGATCAATACCACGGCTACGAGAGGAAGAGAGAGCTTTAATGTTGGAAGAACTAGAACCCTTCTGACGAACAGGATTCTCTTCAATCTCACCCCAATAAATCTCATCGTAAGGTATGTACTTACGGTCTTCATGAATTACACCAACGGATTCACGGAATTCATGGGTAAAAATCGAGACATCAGCTTTAGCAATTTTAACAAAATCGTCATAAGGGATACGACCTTCGACGATATCGGAAATAAAAATAGACATAATAACGCCCGCCTAACCTGCGGGTTTGAATGTTACCTGTATATTATAGACTGAAAAACCCAGGAGCGCAAGCGCCTGGGTCTAGTGTTACGATATCGTAACTTTACGATTTCTTCTTACTT